AAACGAATCCGAGCTAAGGATATCCATAGTATAAGATTATGGATGACCTTGTTCGGCTGATATCGTATTTGCGAGTTCCGTGGTATGTTGAGTTTATCAACTATCACCGATCCTGGTAAATACCTATCAAGTGCTCTTCTTGAAGAGTGAAATACTTTTCTTGAGAAGCAGTTCATTCCTACTCTGCATTTACTTATAAAAGGTAAGAAAGTAGAGCTAGCTCAGCCCCAACCATTTCCAATCTCAAAGTCCTCACCTAATACAATTGGTGAGATCCGGGACGATAATGGTAAATTGATAGAGAGATCTCATGTCTCAACATCTTTTTACTCATTAGTTCGTGCTGGAAAGCAATGAGTTGGTTCGGATTTATTTCCGATCCTCCGTTCATTTTTAAATAAATGAGCTCAGAGGGATGGCCAAAAGTTTCATCCTATGATGGAACGTATTGGTTGAGCCGCGTCTAACGAATGACACTTCCAAGATTCAAAGCAAATGATCAAGGAAGGATCAGGCGTTAAACGTGGTGAATTTGGGGTTCACGGTCTTGCCAAGCTTGGATTTAAGATCGAAGCTGCTGGTAAGATTCGTGTTTTTGCTATGGTGGATGCATTTACTCAATGGGTTATGAAGCCCATCCATGATAGTATTTTTACGATTCTTCGTAAAATACCTATGGATGGAACTTTTAACCAAACACGTCCAGTGGAGCGCTTAGGGTGGTTATCACCTTTTAATAGGTGATACTACTCTATAGATTTATCGGCGGCTACGGATAGATTGCCTATTCAATTACAGATCCCGTTAATGGGACATGTTTTGAAATGAGGTGGTCTTCCGAAACCGTTTGAAGCAGCTCAGGAATGAGCTGATCTGTTAGTCAAAAGAGCTTATAAAATAACTCTTCCCCCTAATCCGGGGTTTGACGTTCCAGAAAATCTACCTAAATGAGTTACCTACACAGTAGGTCAACCCATGGGAGCACTTTCATCTTGAGCGATGTTAGCATTGACGCATCACGCCATAGTTCACTGAGCAGCTTTACGGGCTTATAAACTGGGACGACCCGTGAAACTATTATTCACTGAGTATGCAATACTCGGTGATGACATAGTTATCGCAAATCGCCATGTGGCAATTCAGTACATGCAGATTTTGCAACAGATCGGTGTTAAAGCCGGTCTGGCAAAATCTATTGTATCGAAAGGTCAATTTGTTGTGGAGTTTGCGAAGAAATACTTTATTCCTTCTGGAAGAGCAGATATGCTCCCCATGAAAGAATGTATTGCAACGTATTCTTCCACATTGCTAGTTTGTGAATTTGTAAAAATTCACTCTCTATCATTAACTCGGATTTTAACGTTCTTGGGATACGGGTATAAAGCTAAGAGTAGAGCCGTAACAGCTCTTTTCTCTAACCTTCCCCGTCGCCTGCGAACCCTCCTCATATGAATGAGATCTCCAAAAGGATGTTTCCCATTGAGTTCTCGAGACTGACTATTGTCGTCTGGATGAAACTCGAAGTGAGATATCCCGGAGGACCCCACTCATATGGTGTGATGGTTCGTCTTCGAAGTGATTAAAAGTGAGTGTAATTACCAAATTGCACGATACTATAAAGCAGCGGAGAAGTACAAGAAAGCGATTGAGTCTACTGGATCCCTTCGAGAGCCGTTTAAGCCTTTCGATGGGAAACCATTGTCTTATCACCCTTCACATTTAACTGAAGTCACGGAAGTAGATCCGGGTTCAAATCAAGTGTTTAAATCAAAGATCAGCTTTAAGCATCTGATAGCTCCTATGGACTGAGAAGTCCATGATGAGACTAAAGGTGCCGAAGGCTTATCTTGATTTCTTAGATTAAATATGAATTATTCACATTTATCTAAATCAGTTGATAGAGAACCTGTGGTTCAACTACCGCGAAGTCTGCGTGAGCATGACTTAGGGAAAGGTTTTATGGAAATTAACCATTCAACCGATCCTTACTTTACTAA